GCTGGATATGATAATCCATATTGTTCTGTAATATATGTATAATCACTTTGATTTATTTCGCCATTATAAATAGAATAATTACCAATATCTCTATTTCTTGAATCGGAGTATGTACTATTGTCTAAAGACATAAATCCAACAATAGAATTTAGTACCTTTTCGCACCATTCTTTGTTTTTTTCTTTTTCTGAAACCATCATTGATGGGAAGGAAGTTGTTTTTTTGCTCATTTTATTGTATTTTTATTGGAGTACCATTATACCCTCTTGTGTAATATTTTAAACCTATATCTATAATTTCTTCTTTTTCTTGAACTCTCATTCTATAATTGTCTATGTTATGAATTAAACATATACCAAAAGCCATAGCTCGGTCAGTATTTTTTAATCCGTAATTAGCTAATTCATCTATTAAATCTAAAAACCATATATCTTTTACATTCTCTCTTATATAGTCATCTATCAAATCTTCTAACAAGGCCTTCACTTGTTTGTTCATATGAACTCCATATTGATTCCTTGTTCTAGAGCCTGGGTTATGAGCAGACTCTGGTTTTTCTTTTAAATATTTTAACGCATTCATACGTTTAAAATAATCTAATATACCTATCTTAGTATATTCCACTAACATTTTAGCATTGTAATATACAGCTAACTTTAAACATCCGTCCCAAAAATCTTCTTTTTTCTTAGGTCTATCAGTATATTCAGCTACAACATAATCGCTTGGTATATTTGTATTTGCAAATCTACGATAAATTATCGCACTACCCAAGGAATCTGACGCTCCTGCTTCGTCTTGGTCGTAAGAATCCACTCCTCCGATGTCAATTCCGTTAAATTCTGGCATTGGATGTGATAAAATATTAAATGGTCCAGCTGGATGAGGTCTCCATGAAACCTTTAATTCATCATCATCATTTAACATCCAATCTAAATATCCAGACTGTATTTGACTCTTATAATCTTTACTAGATAATATTCTACTTCTCTGAGCGTTTAATAGAGAAATATCAAATCTACTTTGTCTTGTATTAAGGAAAGCTTCTTCTATTGTTAATGGATAGTTTTGTATATGTAGATTATAAGCTTCATTGTCTCCAGACTTTCTGATAACTTCTCTTTCTTCAGATAAATTATCTTCAGCTCCTTGAACATCTTCCACTCCTGTTTGTATATCAAAGAATCCATAATAAGCTTTAGATGCAGGTATAAACATAGGTATAAGATTATACGCGTCATAACTATAATACATATCCATAAAATCTTTTGATGAAGCGCTAATATCACCACCTGTACCTCCAATAATAGGAACTCCAAATTGTATATTACCATCCATAAAACATGCTTTGGAAGACATGTATGCGTTTTTCAAATGTTTAAATTCTCCAGCTTCTTCAAATACCATTAATGAAGTTCTTTCACCTTTAAACACCTCTGGATTATCCATTGTTCTACATATAATCGTAGATTGATATCCTCCTATCTCCCATTTACCATCTCTATTCTTTTGTTTATATCCAGACCTCATAATAGTTTGAGTGTCCTTTAATACAGAATGTTTAAAATTTGGATGTATACCATTAAGTCCTTTTTTAGTTTTATCAAAGAACGCGTCAGCAGTGGCTTGTAATCCTGCCGCTACACCTATATCATTATATGGAAAAAATGTATATTCATGAGCAACCATACCAGAGTTCATATAAGAAAACCCTTTGTCCCTCGCTTTAATTACAATCATTCCTTTTCCTTCTTCTTTACATGTTTCAAATAAGTTAAAATACTCTCTATCCATTTCTCTATACCAAGGATGTATTAAAGATTTTCTTCCTCCCTTTTCTCCACTATTACCTAATATATAGTAGAAATTTAAATAGAAATAATATTTCCCAGATATTTTAGGCATACCTTTTGGTTTAAATCCATTTATACATCTTTCTTGTTGTTCGCTCCACCACTCTTGATAAGCTACAGAACTTTCGTCTAAGTCTGGAAATCCTTTATTAGGAATCGGTCTATATTTTTGTGGGTCAAACTTTATCTTACTACCCATACCTTAATCTTTTAGGTTTATCAAATCCAAAAATATTTTTATTCTTTATTTTACTTTGTTCTTTTTGTTCAAACCAATCCCTTAAATCAAATTGATAATTATCTTTAGTATACTTATTGTATTCTTCTGCTCGTTTCCAATTATTTTTTTTATAATGTAAACTATATCTTGACTTTAAATAATTGATAATTCTTTTATTAGATTTAGCTCCTTTAACTCCTTTTTTATTTACTTTAATTTCAGAGCTTTTTTCAAATAATGGTTTTCTTACACTTTTTTTTATCATTACATTTCTTTTATCTTTTTACGATTCTCTAAGAACGAAAGACCTTTGTCTCCCGCTATCTTTTGTCTTTCACCTCTTCTTTCTATAGCGTCAAGTAATGATTGTCTCGTTTTCAATATTTTCTCTACACCTATCATTAATTTTTGTAACATCTCTGCATTCTCTTCATTTAGAAATGTATTATCAATTAAATTAGTAAATTCATTAATTTTCTTATTAAAAGCGATTAACTGTTCGTCTAATGGGTCAAACTGAAGTTCTTTGTACTTTTCTATAGCAGACCTCATTTCAGATTTTTTATAACCACTCCACGTATAATTATCATACAAATCTTTTGAGACAGCTTTTATTCTTTCTTTTTCAGTGTAGTGTCTATAAGGACTTTCATAATCATATACCATAGCAATCCATTTCATCGCTGTTTGCCCTAGCTTTTCTGTATTTAATACTAAATTAAATTCTGGAACTAAAACTATTCCATTATCTTCTTTTAGTATATCTCCCTTTTTATTTATTTGTAACAAATACATATTAAAATCCTATATGAATCAATTTAAATGTATTTTTAAACTGAACTCTACTAGACCTTTTTTTATATAATCTGTCTAAATCATAATCTGGATTCTGACAAATACTTACTGTATTGTCTAAATAAACAAAATTATTTTCTTCAATTTTTTCAATAATAGATTCTTCTTCTTTTAATAATTCTCCCATGTGTTTATATGTTTTTTCTAAATAAAAAAAATCTCCTTCCTTTACTATTTTACCATTTTTAGTGTTAGCTAATTTCATATTACAAATATAGTAAATTTATTAGTATCTTTTTAGCAACGGTATAAAAACAAAAAACCCTCTTATAAAAAGAAAGGCTTTTTGTTATGAAAGATGGAAATAAAGAAGTTGCAAAATTATAAAATTTTTTTTAATTACTTCTATTTGTATCCTATTTTATTTTAATACATGTCTTCTGGACCCAACGGTGTTTTTGTATATGGTATAGATATGTTGTCTTGATACATATATGGTGGATTGGTTGTTGGGGTATTTATTTGTGGTAAATTAGAAGGATTAATTACCTCACCCATGTCTGGTAAAATAGGATAATTTTCCTGTATCTTGCCGTAAATATTTTGTATCGCTGGCATTGTTTTGTCAAATATATCTTGATATGGATTTCCTGTTTGTACAAAACCATCCATTGGTGTCATTCCTTGTGTCGGTAAATCCGTTACTGGCTGTCTATTTTCAGTCATTGGTTGAACTGGAACTGTAGGTTGAGGATTATCTAAACCTAGTAAATTAGGATTTTCTGTCATATATTGGTCATAAGACATTGTTGGATTTAATCTACTATAATTCTCCATGTTACTAATTCTTTCGGCAAATTGATATCCTGGTTTTTCTGTTTCTGATTTTAAATATTCCTGATATTTTTGATATGAAGGTAAAATAGTTGCTTTCGCTGGTAATTGAGCGGGTTCAGTTGATATTTCTTTGATGTTTTCAAATTCTATAGGCTCTGTGAATGGATGAAAGAATCTTTCTTCTTCTTTACTATAATGACTAGGATTCATATTAATCATAAGTGTTCCTGAAACCTCGTCTGGCGTTGACATGTTTTGAAATTGCTGTAAGTGAATATTATAATGCGTTTGATTTGTTTTATTTAATTTTGATGATATATCTTCTCCTTCTTCGTTAAATGATACATGAAAATGGTCTTTTTCATCAAAAACTTTTACTTCAAAATCTTTTATAAATTGAGATGCTTGTTTATTTTTTCCACTTTTTCCGTCTCTTAACCAGTCTGAAAAATCTCCAACAAAATCAGCTGCAGCTCCGTCCATATGTCTACTAGTTAAATTGTGAAACTCATCTCTACTTATTTCTCCATTTATAAATCTATTTTCTTGCTCTGTTAACCAATTAACGATTTCTTGTTCTGCTTCCTCGCTTTTCCATCCATATTGTTTAGTACTATCAGAAACTATCTTTTGCAATTCTTTAGAATAGTGATGCATTGTACTTTTCTTATATTTTCTCATGGTTTCCCATTGAGTTTGTGGAGTTCTTCTACCACTTGTCATATAAATTTCTCCTTCATATCCATAATATCTAGCCATAGATAATGACAAATAAACATCTTTATTTACTTGAGTGTGTCTTAAGTCTATATTTGACATTCTTGGAAAAGAACCTTTTTGTTGAGATAAATACCGTTCAGAATAAGGAATGTACTCTTCATCACCGTCAACTACTCCCCCGTTATCGTAAGTTTTTTTTTTAAACATACCCCCTTTTCTGTATGTAGTTAATTTTTCTTCTCCTAAATAAGGGTCACCAGTTGGTTGGTTTTGTTCTGTCATCACTGGACCCGAAGGGTCCGATTTTGTTTCAGTGGTCGTGGGACTCCCTAAAAACTCATTGCTGAGTTTCTTATATTCATTTTCATAACTATCATCTCCACCTAAAAGTATTTTAGTAACATAATCACCTGTTTCTGTATTTAACCCCTCCATCCAATCTAAAGAATTATAAATATCAACTCCTTTTGCTTTTTGTTTGTTTAGATAATTTACTAAACCTGTAGGCCCCATATTGTAAGCGGCTAAAGCTTTTGCTTGTTTTACTTTATCTGTACCTTTATTCCAACTTCTTGACATTAGGTCGTTCATAAGATTTTCTTGAAACTGTTGAGCTAATTTTGGATTAGTAACCAAGTCACCATATTTTGTACCTTCAGGTACGTATCCTTTTTTTAGACCGTCTTTAAATGCGTCAGGCATAATTTGAGCCATACTTGTAGCTCCTGCTGGACTTACAGCATCTGATTTAAATCTAGACTCTTGAAATAATTGTCTTAATAATATTTCTTCAAAAGACCTAGGGTCTTCAGGCATTGTACCACCATTATCCATAGACATAACTCTAGGGTTAATAAGTTCGTGAGCATATTGTGATGTATCACTACCATAAGGAGTAAGTCCTTTATAACCTGGACCACTACCCCCTCCCGTTTGAGATGTTGTACCCCCTGGTAATCCTCCGTCTAATAATCCACCACCACCTATCATAGTAGCTGTATATGGATTAAAAGCTCCATACCCTGGGTCAAAACCCCCACTAGTGTGTGCTTGCATAAGTTCATGACCCGTAGGGTCGGAAACATTAAATTGTGGTTTACCCATATAAGGGTTATCTGTACTACCAAGATTTATTTGCTTTATTGGAGGATTGGTACCTTTAATATGATTGTATACACGTCCCGTTACTCTTCTACCACCTGCAGCATATCTTTTTAATTTTGAACTAGCAATTACAGCTGGCACATGCTTAAAATTACCTATCATATCCATCATATCTCTATAACTTCCCATAATTTTTTGAGTTTTTATCGTTATACTTACCACCACCCATATAGTTCATGGTGTTCTTTATACTTTTTTGTTTTGTCTCTTGTTGTAACCTACCTCTCTCCATTTTAGCTATTTCAGCTTTTTCTTGAAGTTCTGAGTTTCTTCTCATCCACTCTAGTCTCTCTTGTAAATCTTCTGGTATATTTGACATAATTAATTGTGTTGTGAAAACCTACCTCCAGAGTTATAACCTTTGGATTTAGATTTCTTTTTTCCTTTTGAGTAAGAACCTATAGGTCTATACAATTCTGTTATTCCTTGTAATAAATGAGGTTTTCCTTCATCTGTATTATACCACCAACCTGTTTCAGTTATTTTATATTTATTAGCCGCGTCTATTTTTTTTTGTCTTTTTTGTGCGGACGTTAACTTTTTTTTCTTTTTATCAGCCATAATTAATCGTGTTGTGGAAGTCTTCCTCCGTGACCATACTTCATTTTCATACCACCCATAGCCTTGTTTTTATTACCCATCATTTTAAAATCAATACCTGAAAGTTTTCCGTCTTTATTTTTATCAAGTTTTACCTGACCACCTTTTAAATACCTTTTTTTCTTTTTATACATAACTTAAGAGTTTAAATTTATAATGTACAAAGATACAAATTTTTTTTTATTTTTTTTTAAAAATTTTATTTTGTTGAGAGAGAGTCATACGTTATGGGTAACCTCCCCCTTTACTTTCAAAACTTTGGATGGGGGTAGGGCTTTCGTCACTTCGTTCCTCATTTCAATTACAGATAACTATTAACCAATTAAATATATTATTATGTCCAACTTACTAGCATTCGCAGCATGTCTTCTATGTGTATTAGCAGAAGCAGCATTCTTTGGTATTTCAGCTTACATCTTGTATCTTATATTCATCAAGAAAGACACAAAGACCTTAGATACTATTAAGAAATTGAGAGGATAACCTCTCTTTTTTGCATAATATGTGTGTATTGATGTCAGTGTTAGCTAATCTAATAACCCTTAAAACAGTGTAATTACATAGTATTTTACTATGATAAATAAGTTAATTGTTTGATTATCAGTTAGTTATTGATATTATATCAGTAATAACTATAAATATATAACTATCATATTTATTTAAGTGATTAAACTAATTACTAATTATGCTACGAAGTTATACAAAATATTTGATATTGTCAAGTGTTGCACAACATTTATTTTCAACGATATACTATCAGTATGTATTTATGTGATTAACAAATAATTACGATAGTCACTGCGTTCCTTCGGTATTCTATTACTAATAACTATTAACTATAAAATATACTATTATGAAAAATCTATCGCTCAACATTCTTGTAATCTTATTACTTCCAATAACCGTTCCATTCATACTATTAACTAACTATGATAACGTATGGGGAGAAGCAATAAAACAAATAAAGGGATAATCTCCTTTTTTACCTACGAATAGTCGTGCCTCCTTTCGGTTCACATACTTCGTATGCTCATTTTAATTTTATATAGGTAATAATAACTGTTAGAGTATACACGAAAGTGCTTCGCATGCTAACTTACCTTTACCACAGGACATATTTATCTAAACTTACGAGCACACACACAACCTAACTTAGGTGCTTCAAGTAAAGAAAATGTCCTTTTTTTGCTTACGAAACGACTGCGTCTTTCGGTGTTATATTACATATAACTATTAATCAATATATATTATTATGAAATATTACCAATCAGTTCAAAACTTTATCGTTAAAGTATACAATACATTGTATGTATATTATAACTAATTATTAACCTAAATTAAATATCATGTCAATACTTGGAATCGCATTCTTCACCGCTATAGGTTATTTTATTATAGTCTATAAATTATTAGGTAGAAAGAAATTAGTTAAAACACAGTTACTGTGGGATATACTATTTACTATCGGTCTACCTATACTATTCATCGGTACATTCAGTGGACTAGCAACAGCTGTATTAGCTGGAGTTATGTTCTCTGTATTCACATCATTACTACCAAAGGAGAGCTAGACTCTCTTTTTAGAACTCACTTTGTTCGTTCAATTTATATTATCTATAGATATATGTGTGGCTAATAATACCAGAGTGATTAAGTAACTACGACTAAAACTCAAGCACAATATCCTTATAATATTATGGTTAATAATATATAGGTCGGAGCAATATAATTGTAAATCACAAACCGTTCAGGTAGTTGATAATTATATTGTTCCTTCCTTTTACAACAAAATAAATGTATAACTTAAATTAAATAATTATGAAACTAATTAGTATTCTGATAACAGCCGCGTTATTTATTAACGTAAATCACTATCAATCAAGACCTTACACTGACTGTATACCTGAAGCATGGTATGATGACTTCAACGACTTTGAGTATGAAAACAAAATAGATACAGTATTAATAGATACTGCATCTTCAGACACAACATTAATAGACACTACTCGCAATCCTTATCACGATATAGATTGGGCAGCAGAGTTCGCTAAATTAGATGATAAATTAGATAGCATGGATATGAATATCAACGAATTAATTATCTATGAAATTGAAAACTATAATGACACAATAAATAAAAATAAATAATTATGAGCATAGATATAAGCATAAAGAAAATAGATACATATAATAAAATATTAGATGTTATAAACAGTAGTTCTACAAAACATCATCAAGACGTAGCATATATAATGATAGAAAGATTCGGGAATTTATTCTTTGACGAATCACTTACAGAAATATTATTAGAAACAGCTAATAAAACATTTGGATATACAGATTAACTAAGAACCCTTCGGGGTTCTTTTTTTGTTATATATAAGTATTAATTTAAAAATATAAAAAAATGGCAAAAGCTAAAACAGCAAAGAAAGCTACTAAAGTAGCAAAGACAGTAGAAGCAGAAACTACTAAAAACAAAGGACAATTAGTTCCTAACATCAAAATTACACCTCACACATTTAAGAACGGGACAACTATTCTTAATATCAGTTGTAAATTACCAGACTTCATTGACTTCTTACAAAACAATAAAGTTGTAGGTAAAGACGGCAGCTCTTGGGTTAACATGAAGGGTTTACCATCTAGTTCTGGTGGATACACTGTTATACTAAATGACTACTTCCATGACGCACAACAACTTGCAGATGAAGTATTTGGTGCAGATGAACTTGACGTACAAGTTGAAGACTTTGAGTTAGAAAGTAGAAAACAAGAGAACAAAGTATCATAATAATTATAAAAGAGAGTATTATCGTTTAACGAGCGTTACGTAGAAAATAGGATAAAGTCAACGCGCCTATCGGTTAACGCTCTCTTTTTGCTTTACAAGTCTTTCAGACTTGTGTTTTTATTGCATATAACTTTTAACCCCTTAAATTTATATTTATGAAAAACCAATTAGAACTAACTGATGATTACATCAAAAAATTGAAAACACTATTACGAATGAAAAAGATTACTTCTTATGATGTAGCTCACGCTTCATTTAGAAAAGCAAATCAACACTGTATTATTAGCTCTACAGACAAAAGAACATTAACTATCACATTTATAAACGGTGATGTTAAGAAATTTCCTACAATTATATCCTTATTAAATGAAATTAAAATAATTAATAAATGGTATAAGTCTGCTAGAAGAAAGTATATCAAAAGATATTATAAAGTAATAGGAAAATGGAATAACAGGCATAACAATAAAGCTCCTAAACAAGAGCAATTTAACGCCTTAATTGAAAAATATAATATATGATTATTACCGAAGAATTAAAACTTAAAGCAAACATAAGAACAAGGTGTGCTAGAATCATAGCCACCTTGAACTCTCCTTATGAACAACAAACAGTTAATCAACTTATTAAAGAAACTGAAAAATTAGTAAAATATTGTATGTATAACCAAATAAATAACGAAAATGGAAAATAAAACATCAGAAAACATAATAAAATACAAAGACGAATTAACAGCTGAAACATTACAAGGTATTATTGACAACTTGCAAGCTCAAGTAGGCGAATTAACTACAGAAATTTTTAATAAAGAAAAAACATTACGAGACATCAACAAACCAACTATAACACAAAAACAATTAGATACAATAAATGAAGCAATATCTAATTATACAGACAATGTGGAGTTTTCTGAACAAGACTTTGATGTAGAACTTTGTATGGAATACGATAATAGAATTGAAATAAGTAGCTTATGTTTTAATTCTTCTGGAGATATGTTTGATGATATAATGAGATATGTAGAAAAAGAATTTAGAGTTATACAAGAAGAAGAAACCTCTACTGATGAATCTTAATTACGAAGACTGGAGTAAGTCTACATATCAACATTGTGACGACCCTACAGAACACGATGAAGAAGAGACAGACTTCACAGAAGATGATGTAGAATTAACCATGTGTTTAGATTACCTAGACGAACACAATATGATGGAAGACTTTTTAATATGGGTAAATAAAAATTACAAATAATATGAAAACAACGGAACAAATTCTTAATGAAAACGGACTTAACTGGAATGTAACTAAAGAAAAACTAATGTATGCTGGTGAGTGTACTCCTAGCGCTAACAATGGATTACATGACACTGATTACTACGGTATAGTTCGTGAAGATACAGGTGAAGTATTTACTACTGTTAAAAAAGGATATACTCCTACGCAAAACTCTAAAATTATAGACACTATGCAATCAATCGCAGGTAATAATGATTTAATAATTACTAAAGCTTTAGCGATAAATGGTGGTAGAAAAATATTAGTACAAATGCAAAAACCTGACAATACAGTATATATAGGTGGTCAAGAGACTAAACAATATGTATATGCTATCAACTCTCATGATGGGACATCAGCTTTAAAGTTTGGGTTTATGAATCAAGTAGTATATTGTTCAAATCAATTTGCTTGGATGAGTAACAATGGACTTAAAGGATATGTTCATAAACAATCTATCCAAGATAAAGTAACTAATTTACCAGAGATTCTTAACTTTGATGGACAAGAAGAAAGAATAGCTCAATTACACGAGATGAGTATGACGCCTATAGGACATAAAGAAATCACTGGATTACTAGATTATTTAACTGGTATAGACTCTACAGTCCCTAATTGGGCAGGAGATATAAGTACAAGAAAGAATAATATTAGAGGAGATTTATATATGTCTGTTACTAAAGAGACTAATAGAGTAGGAATGAATAAATGGGGGCTCTTTAACGGAGTAACTATGTATACATCTCATAGTAAATCTATACCTAATAGAGAAAATGGCAGAGAAGAATCTGTTTATACTGGCTCAGGTCAGAAAATGAATGATAATGCATTTAGTTGGTTATCAAATAATTAATTATGAAATGGTATTTAAAAATAATAATAACAAATACTAAATCTAAATACATGATAAGAACATATGGATATAGTATAATAGTATATAAAAAACTATTTCCGTATGTTTTTATTAAACATCGTGTATTTGAAGATTTAGATAAAGCAATTGAATATATTAATCAATAATAATACAGAGAGCTCATACCAAAGCAGTATTGGAAACATGAGCGCGCAAACATGGAACAATATACTCAGGTCACTGAGCTCTCCTTATTATTCTAAAAACAAAATTATGGGAAGATACTATGATGGCGACATTGAAGGTAAATTTTGGTTTGCCGTTCAATCAAGCACCGCTCCAGCAAGGTTTGGAGGTAATGAATATGAGCCAAGCTATATTAACTATTATTTCGGAGAAGACCAATTAGAAGAAGTAAAAGAAGAGTTAGATAGAATACACAAAAACATGATGGGAAATATAGAAAAATTAGATGATTTCTTTGCACAAACTAATGGATATAATACACTAATGATTATAGATTGGTACAAGAAAATGTATAAAGAAACAATTAACGAAGAAGAAGTTAAAGATATGTTAGTTGAATACGCTGACTATCAATTAGGTAATCAGATAGCTGAGTGTATAAAAGAAAATGGACAATGTAATATAAATTGTGAATTATGACAAAATTAGTAGAAACACCAAAAAATCAACATGAAGCTGTCTTATGGCATCTTAATGAATACAGCACCATTACATCATGGGAAGCAATTAAAGAATATGGAGCTACAAGATTATCAGCTATCATATATAATTTGAGAGATGATGGATATATTATCACTACAAATATGAAAACTACTAAAAATAGATTTGGTAGAAATGTAAATTATTCAGAATATAAATGGGAACATATAATATGACAGCAACGCAAATAAAAACTTATTTAGAAAATGAGTACGGAGAATGTAGGCATGACGCTTACGCTATGGCAGAAGCTATAAATCAAACAAAACAAGATATGGACTATGAAGATGAGTGGGACCTGTTTCACTTACTAGTAGAAAACAAGCCTATACCATCCTTAAATACACACAGTTATGGATTTCATACGGCTAACGGTAGAGGTATAATAGAAAGAATAAAAAGTTATTATTATGAGTACGAAGAAAACTAAACAACAATCTACAGAACAATTCTGGACAGAACTTATCGCTAAGCATTTAATCGGTAAAACAATAACAAGAGTAGAGTATATGACTGAAGTAGAAATGAAAGATAGTATGTGGTATAAAAGACCAATAGCTATTCAATTAGATAATCAATATTGGTTAATTCCAATGTCGGACGATGAAGGTAATGACGGAGGGTCTATGTCTACTACATTTAATAATTTACCAACAATACCAGTATTGTAATGAGTGACAAAGAAATAATATATGATGAGTATTGTGCGGGTAGATGCCCTAAGTGTGATAGTGATAACATTGAATACTTTGGTTCTGAGCCGTATGATGAGCAGTTAGTTTATAACGCGCATTGTGAAGATTGTAAACTAGAATTTTATGAATATTACCATATAAAATATGAGCATTCTTATGGTATAGAAAATATAAATAATAGTAACGTAAATTTACCTTAAATTAACTAAAAATAAATAATTATGGGATTAGACATGTATGCAAACAGAAGAGCTCCAAGAGTAAGTGAGGAATTACATTATTGGAGAAAACACAACAGACTACATGGTTGGATGGAACAACTATGGAGATATAAAACAGGCAAAGAAGAAGTATTCAACTGTGAAGAAGTTATATTAGAGTTAATAGATATAACGAATTTAGAGAAAGCTATTCTTAATAAAGAACTCCCTGAATCAGAAGGATTTTTCTTTGGTATGGATTCTTATGAATATACTAAAGAAGAATTAAAAGAGCAGAAAGAAGATGACTTACAATTCATAAAAGAAGCTAGAAAAGCTATTATGGAAGGAGACGAAGTTGTTTATAGTTCTTGGTGGTAATTAATAATTAAAAATAAATAAAAATGGGACAATATTATAAACCCACATCAGTGGATAAAATGGAGTCGTTGTACTCACATGATTATGGACATATGTCAAAATTAATGGAACATAGTTATATAACAAATGATTTTGTAGAACTAGCAGAACGTATGCTTTCCGAAGGAGGTAGATGGTATAAAAATTCATTTGTATGGGCTGGAGATTATGCAGATGCAGAGCCATCTGGAGATACTTTACATACATTAGCTAAAGAACTAAAAAATATATTAAGAGGTGGTAAATTAGAACCTACTGGTAGATATATAGTAAATCATACTAAAAGACAATATGTAGATAAGGATGTAGTTCCTGAAGACGAAGAAGGATGGAAAGTTCATCCATTACCACTATTAACTTGTGAAGGAAACGGTAGAGGAGGTGGAGATTATCGTGAAGACAATTCTCATATAGGGGATTGGGCAAGAGATAAAATCTCAATAGAAAATGAAGAGCCTAAAGATTTTCTTGAAATCTGTCCTCATTTTATAATGGATTAATGTAATTATTTGGGGGTCTTTGACCCCCTTTTAATTTTTTATAGTATATTTACCCTCTTAAAATTAAAATATGGAAGACAGAGAAATAGAACAAATACTACTAGGAAAAATTATTCTTGAATCTAATTTACTAGAAAAATATTCATCAGAGATTCACAAAGGATTGTTTCAATATCCAATGAGTAAAACAATTTTTGATTTAATGTTAAAATATCAATCAGAAGCTAAAACAATTGACTTGGTAACATTAAATGAAGGAATGAAAAATAAGACAGAACAGTCTGCAGTTATACTTGCTGAAATAACTAATAAAGGTCATTCTCCAGCTAAAATTACTTCTTGTATTGAAACTTTAGAAAACATTTTTCAAAAAAACAAACTAATATCTATATCTCAAAATATTAGCAATGGAGTAAGGAATAGAGAAAATTTACATCATATTATAGCGTCTATAGAAAGTGAATTGTCTGGTATAAGAATTTCTAAGGTTGAAGCTTTAGACAACATTTCTAAACAAATATCAGATACATTAGAGGATATTAACAAAAGGATGTCAACAGATGGTTTGTTGGGTATTGCAACAGGATTTGATAAGATTGATAAATTTACAGGGGGCTGGCAAGAAACAGACCTAGTAATCATAGGTGGAGCTTCATCTATGGGTAAAACTAGTTTTGCTCTTGCCATACTATTGAATGCATGCAAATATTCTGACACTCCATCTGTTATATTCTCTTACGAAATGAGTAGTAATCAATTGCTTAAAAGATTAATATCAATGGAATCTGGAGTAAGTAATAGTTATATTATTAACGGAACACTTGGTAAAGATGAATATCTAAGAGTTAATCAAGCTATTCGACAAATAGAAAAACTACCTATAAATATAGACGAGTGTAACATAACATCACTTAATTATCTTAAAAGCAGAATAAAGGATTATGTTACTAAAAAACATGTTAAATTAGTTTTAGTGGATTATTTACAATTAGTATCACATAATAGTAAAAATTCTAATAGGGAACAAGAAGTTAGTAAAGTAGCTAGAACATTGAAAAATCTAGCTAAAGAACTGAAAATAACAATCATAGCTTTATCACAATTAAATCGTGGTGTAGGTATGAGAGCTATGGGAAAACCAACTCTATCAGATTTAAGAGAATCTGGAGAAATAGAACAAGCTTCTGATATTGTTATATTGATACATAGACCAGAATATTATGGTATAGAACATGATGATAAAGGAGAAAATACAAAAGGTATGGCTAACATTATATTTGCTAAAGGTAGAAATATAGGGGTTGGAGAAATACCATTGAAATTTAATAGTAATTTAACTAAATTTGAAAACATATGACACTACCAAATAAAATCGTTCTAGGAACAGCGTTAATAATTGTACTGATATATGTATCTATAACTATACTGGGTTACATTTGTTTAGGTGTAGTATCATACTATGGTATAAAACATTTTATTAACAAAGTTTTGTCATTAAAGAAATAATATATATATTTGCCAATCACTTAAATAAATAAGTGTTTATGGAAAATATAAAGAAAGAGAAAACAAGATTCAAAAAAATCGTTAATGAGATAGCTCATGACTTAGGTATAGATAAACAAACTGTACGTAATGTATTGACTTTATTATTTAAAGAAATAGCAATAACACTTATCTTAAGAGGTAAGCCAGTGTTGATTAGAAGATTTGTTAAATTCGTAATAGCATTAAAAGGATATAACAAAATTAAAGAAGATTTAAGTAAAATGAAAACAAAGAAAAAATGAATTTGGAAGATTTAAAGAAAGAACTACCATATAAATGGAGGGTTCAATCATCTAGGTATGGTAAAGCTAATTGTGTAGCTTACATAGACGCTAGAGACGCACAAGACTTATTAGATGAAGTAGTAGGCCCTGAAAACTGGCAAAGTATGTTCTACGAAGAGAATGGGTTACTATTCTGTAAAGTAGGAATAAGAATTTTAGATGAAGATGATGTAACTTATATGTGGGTGTGGAAATCAGACACAGGTTCTGAGTCTAAAGTAGAAAAAGATAAGGGACATGTATCAGACGCTTTTAAGAGAGCGTGTGTATCATGGGGTATAGGTAGGTTCTTATATAGATTACCGATACAAACTCTTAAAACGAAAGATTATAAGGGTAAAGAATAT